ATACAAAAAAATATCATTCAATTACAGAAAACTAAATCAATTGAACCTATACAAAAAAATATCATTCAATTACAGAAAACTAAATCAATTGAACCTGTCATTAATTCTTGCAAAGAAAAACATTAGAATCTTAAAATATTTCTCTTAATTAATTCAAAAAAACACTTTGATAAATTTTTTACATCATACTCAGCATCATGAGCATTTCTTATTTTACGATTAAATAATTTCTCATAAAGTTCTGACAATTTTGGCCATTTGTATCCACTTGTTGGCGAACCAATGTGACAAAACATGGTACTTTCCTTCATTGTACAAATATGTCTTTTACTTTCAAATAAATGGACTAAATCATTTCTATTACATCGAGTAAATTCTGATAAAAGTGTATTTCTATCAAAATTCAAATTATGGGCAACAATAAAATCACATTGTTGTAAATCATTTTGTAAATCATCGAAAATTTCACTAAATTTAATACCCCTTTTTTTAGCAATAGAATTAGATATACCATGTATTTTTGTTGAATCTCTGTCTATTGTGAAATTAGTAGGTTTTAATATATAATTATGAAATTTTATATTCATACCTTTTTCATTATATAATCCCCAACTAATTTGAACTGTATTCGGCCAATTATTAATAAACTTGTAGTCCATACTTGATAAATGTGGTAATCCGTTTGTTTCTAAATCAAATAAAAAAAATATTTTCTCCACCTCAGCCATATATGAGAATATATTACTATATATAAAGATATTTAATTGCTTTAAGGGATTATAATTCAATTTTGATATGGACTGGATATCGTTGTTTTTGATACCAAATATACGAAATTTAAATTAAATTATAACGCGAATCATCGTAAATGTATTATATTCGTTCTATTTTATTCCCGATACAACCTGGATTTTTTCTAAATAATTCTTGTCTATAAAATTCTTTTGCTTTTTCTACCTCTGTACAATTATGTATATCCATAAATCGATGAGATGTACAAAACATCAATTTACAATAATTACATGGAAATTGAGAACCAAATCTTAATCGCTTTTTACGACCTTTTTTTTTAAAACATTCTAAACAAAAGATTTTTTGTTTTTTAATCTTCGTTACACAATGATTTACACTACTGTGTAAATGTAAATAGTTTTCAGTGTCATTTGATTGATTGAAAGTAGTTTTAGAAAGTTGTTTTGATGGTTGTTCTGATGAAGAACAACTTCCTTTATCGCAAAGATTTGGTATAAACATATTTCTTTCTTTAAATTTCTTATTATTTTCGTCAGTTGACATCTTTTCACTATAGTAACAAAAGATAAATTCAATTTTGAAGTTTATTTAATTAACCAAATGTATTTTCTCCTGAAAATACAATATATAAGAAATCATCGATATTTTTTTCTTCTTCATAAACTCCACCAATTAAAGTTGAAGTAGAGAGCATTTTATTGTTGATAAATAAAAACATACCTACTTTAGATGGAATTTTAATTCTTTGTCTTAAAACATACATAAACTGGCCTATAGTGATATCTGATGGAACTAAAAATTTATGTTTATCAAGATCTGGAATTCTACCAGAATTAGTAGAAGATTTTTCTATAATTACTGGTATTCTATCTGGATATTTTTCTCTAATTTTTTTACATTCACTAATTCTATGTTTTAAACTAAATTTTCTTTGATATTGGTGAGTGATTTTTTCTTCTACTTTATTCTCCTCTTCTTCTGTATTAACTAATAATTCAGACAAATTGTTATCATTCATTATTACAAATATGATATATATTATGAATATATTTTTTTATTGAAAGTTTTCCATATTCAATAAGCCGACTATCTCATCTTGTAGACACCGCCAACACATACATGTCCAAAATTCATGACACATATCGAAATGTAATCGATTAACACTACAAATAGAACAATAATGAGTATTACTTCTTTTATACCAATCGCATTTATCACAAAATTCACTCGTCTTAACTGTACAGTATTTATTACATTCACAACATTTAATTAAATATTTCAAAATTAAATTAATAATATCTTTAATTAATATCATTACTTAAATAATATATAATATTTAATATTTATTTTTAGATATAGATGATTTAAAACTTTCTTTGATTTTCTTTATTTTATTTTGTAATGATTTTATTGATCTGACAAGTTCTTTTTTTGGTTCAGTTGATGATTTTGTTTTAATTTTAATATATAATTCTTTTTTTAATGGATGAGGAATTCTATATCCAGAAAAAATAACATTCTCATTTTCTAATAATTCTGTTTGGATAGAATTCCCAATTGTATGACCTTCTTTCATAAATTTAAATTGAGAATAACTATTCATTTTTATTTTCTCTTCAATCTCAAAATCATTTCCTAGTTTGTAAATTTCGTGAGAATCTATATCATTCATTTTCTAATTATAATTATTATATAGAAATATTTTAAAGATTTTAATCAAATAAACGATTAAATTAATCAAAATTGATTTCTTATTATAAAGTATTAGTAAAGAACTTAAAATGACGAAAAAAAAATTTTTAGTTATCGTAGAGTCACCATCAAAATGTTCAAAAATTGAAAAATACTTAACTCAATCTTTTCCAGGAACTACATTTAAAGTTATCGCGTCTGTTGGTCATATTAAGAATCTACCGTATAAAAAATTGTCTATTGATATCTCTGGAGGATACAAACCAGATTTTCAAATCATTGATGATGAAAATAATCTTAAAACAGTAAATTCAATTAAATCTTTTTCTCGTAAATTTGGAAAAAAAAATGTTATTTTAGCAACAGATCAAGATAGAGAAGGTGAAAGAATAGCATATGATTTATCAACTTTATTAAATTTAGATACAAAATCAAAAAATAGAATGGTTTTTAACGAAATTACTCAACCAGCTATTAAAAAAGCTTTTAATAATCTACAAACTATTAATAAAAAATATGTTAATTCACAAACTGCAAGAAGAGTTATTGATCGTTTAATTGGATATAAAGTTTCACCTTTGACTATGAAATCTATACAAAAAAAAGCTAGTGCTGGAAGAGTATTATCTGTAACAACACGTCTTATTTATGATAGAAAACATGACATCGAACAACACGGTGGAGGTCATCAATTTAATATAAAAGGAAATTTTAAAACAAAATCAAAAAAAGATTTAGTGGATTGTGAATTAAATTCTAAATTTAAAAATGAAAAAGAAGTTATGAAATTCTTGAAAAACACACAGAAAAAGGAATATTATATAGGTTCTATTACATCTAAAGAAAAAAAAACAAATCCACCTGCCCCATTTATTACATCAACAATTAATCAAGCATCTACATATACAGTTCGAAAAACGACTTCTTTATTACAGAAATTATATCAAGGCGGATTTATTACTTATATTAGAACAGATTCTACTAGTATATCCGTTGATTTTCAAAAAAAAATTTTAGCATTTGTTAAAGAAAAATATGGTACACAATATCCAAAAGAACGGCAATATAGCAAAAAAGTTAAAGGTTCACAAGATGCTCACGAATGTATTCGTCCAACTGATCTTAAAAGAAATTTTACTGAAATTAAAAATAACGAAGAACGTAAATTATATGATCTTATTTGGAAAAGAACTGTTGCTAGTCAAATGAGTGAATGGGTATATAATTCCAAAAATATTAAGATTAATATGAAAAAGATAAAGAAATATCATTATTCTAAAATTTGTAATGAAACTATATTTGATGGTTGGAAAAAATTATATGATATCAAAGATGATAAAGAACAAATTTTAATTTGTAAATCTATAAAAGAAAAAGAAAAAGTTAACATGATACTCATTAATGGTAAACAATCTTATAATAAACCTATTGGAAGATTTACTGAGGGTGCTCTCATTAAAAAACTAGAAGAATTAGGAATTGGACGCCCATCCACTTATTCTGGTGCGGTATCAAATATTATTCATAAAAATTATGTTAATAAAGGAAATATTGATGGTAAAGAAATGGAATCTACTATATTTTCTATGACAACCAAATCTATAAAAAAATCATCTGTTAAAGAAATTATTGGATCCGAAAAAAATCGTCTTATATTAACACCATTAGGTAATGAAATTACTGTTTATATGAATAAAAACTTCCCTCAAATTATGAATTATAACTACACTTCTGAAATTGAAAAAGATTTAGATTTAATTGCTGATGGTAAAAAATCTTGGAATGGTGATGTTGTTGACAAACATTATAATGTATTCAAAAATACAGTTGATACATTAACCACGAAATATTATGAAAATCGTAAAAAATGTAAATCTAATCCAAATTGTGCTGATCCAAATTTAATTGGAAAGTATGATGGAAAGAATCTTTACAGATTTAGTTCTAAATGGGGACCAAGAGTTAGAGTTGGTGAATTTGGAGATAAAGATACTCTTTATCTTACTGTATCAAAAGGGGAACTATTATCTAACCTTACTATGGAAGATGCAATCAAACTTTTTCCAAAAAAAGTAGGAACTTATTTCAATAAACCATTAATGTTATATCACGGTAATGGAAAATCTAAATTTTACATTAAACACGGTAAAGATAATTATCCACTTCATTTTGATTATAAAAATAAGGAAAAGAAAAATATTAATAAAAATGATTGTGTACAATCTATAAAATCGTTTAAGGAATATCTAAAAAAAAAAGGTGGAGCACATCACGATGAAGAAAAAGATACCAAAAAGGTTAGTAAAACAAAAAAAGGTGGATCACATCACAATGAAGAAAAAGATACCAAAAAGGTTAGTAAAACAAAAAAAGGTAAAAAAAAAAGTAAAAAAGTAAAAAAAAAAAAAGAAAAAAAAAAAGAAAAAAAATAAAAAAAAAAAAGTAATTATTAATTAAAAAACCATTATATAGTATATAAAATGGATTGTATTCAATTAGTATTAATAGTCACTTTTTTGTTACTTTTTTATCATTATATAGTATATAAAATGGATTGTATTCAATTAGTATTAATAGTCATTTTTTTGTTACTTTTTTTCCCAATTTCTAATAAAAAGGGAGAAGAAAAATTAACAAGTTCTGATTCAAGAGTTGCTCTTCTCGAAGACACATTATGGATTAAAAATTGTAATGAAAATCTATCTGGAAAAGGTTATGATTATAGAGGTTGTCAAAATAAAACAAAAAGTGGATATCTTTGCCAACGTTGGGATAGAGATACTCCTCATAGTAGAAATACAAAAGCTAGAAAGAACTACAAAAAGAAAAGATATGGTGTGGGTAACCATAATTATTGTAGAAACGCAGATAATTCGAGTGGACCATGGTGTTATACTACCGATCCAAAGAAGAGATGGGAATATTGTGACACTAGAAAATGCGGTGATGAAACGCTTAGGGGATGGAGAAGTATAAATTACAAAGGTTGCCAAAATAAAACAAAAACTGGATATACATGCCAACGTTGGGATAAAGATACTCCCCATAATAGAAATAACAAAACTAAAAAACATTATAGAAAAGGAGAAAGAGGATTAGGTACTCATAATTACTGTAGAAATCCAGATGATTCTGGTGGAGGAATATGGTGTTATACAGATGATAAGAATAAAAGATGGGAATATTGTACACCTAAAACAAAATATAAACCAGAACCAATAATTATTGATAAAACAAAGGAAAACGCCGGTTGTAGTTCTGATACTGAATATGATGCAGGCAAAATGTCTTTAGATAAATGTGCTATATATTGTTCAAACGGAGTTAAAGGTGCAAAGGCTAATTCATTTTCGTATGGTAGAGATAATCAAAAATGCTGGTGTTCTCCAGGAATATGTAAAGAAGTAAAAAATAATAAATACGATAGATACTATCTTACCAAAACATAACCATATATAAATGTTAATAACCATATATAAAATAAAAAAATTAATAATATATATAATCATGATCACTTATATATTATTAATTGTACTTGTTCTCTGTATATTTAATTTTTTCCCAAATGTTAAGAAAATAGATCACAAAGAAATATTTAAAAATATAGATCCTCATTGTGACAATTACGCAAAAAAAGGATGTAGTATGCCTGGAAAAATCTCTAATACTTGTTATAAATCAAATCTTTTTAAAAATAAGTGTAATAAATCAAAAACAACAGATGAATGTGAAGGACCAAAAAATTTTGGAACAAAATGTTATGATGAACATTATGAATTATGTATATCTTAATTACTTTCTAAAAATTTAGCTGTTTTATTCAATTGTTCTAAAATACTTTCATGATGAACTGAATTTCTACGAGATGGTTCTCTTGGAGTTTCTATTAATCTTTTTCTATTGGATATAAAACTTATATCTGAAACATCATTAGATAAATTTTTATCTATAGAAGATTCTCTATCGAATATACCTAAATCAACGTCTATATCAGAAATTAATTTATCATTTAAATTTTTGTAATGATTTATATTCTTTCTTTTTATTGTCGTAGTTGGAAGACGACGTATTTCTAAATCGTTATCATTATATCTAATAGAGCGCTCCTCTGGTTTATTAAATTCAATTTGTGGAATATTTAATGTATAATTATATTGTGCTTCATCATTATAATGTTTCCAAGAAATATAAATAAAATTTGGATGAGTATATTTGGCTAGAAATCCATTTTTCCTTAATTTTATCATTAAAAAACAAACACAAGCTACTTGTTTATACAAAGGAATTCCAAACATATATTCTGGAACAATAAAATAGGTTTCTTGTTTTCCTACTTTTGCTACATATTTAATTCTTTTATGACATTTTTGTAAAACTTTTTCATAAACACTTATGCGGATTTTTTGTTTTTCATGTTGTTTTTTATATAAAGAATAAATATTAATCATTATTTAACCTTTATATTATAAGATGAAAAAATTTTTGTTAAACATACCAATATCTCTTTTAGCATGACTATAAAATTAAAAAAAATATGTATTTATATAATATATTAAATGTTAGATATGAATAATAGTAAACAAATAGCTGGTGGATTATTTAGTAGCTCCCGCGTTGAAGATAGTGTTAAAGAATTAAATAAAACAATTAAATTAGAACTTGAAAATGTCAAAAAGGGTCAAGCACATAGATTTGCTAGTCGTATTCGTATGGAAATTGATGAAAAAAGAAGTGATATACATGATATAATTAATAGTGATTATAATGCTAAAAGACAGTTTTATCAACTCATTAATCAATGGGCAGAAAAATATGGTTCAACTAAAATTGATAATAAACCTCCTTTTGAAGTTTTTTTAGAAGATCTTCAAAGTGTATTTGGAAAAAACTCTGAAAATGATTTAGCAGATGAAGGAATGAAAACTCTATATGACGATACAGATTTTTACAATGCTTTACAACCAAGCATTAAAGAGTACGTCCAAAATGAATTAAAAAACATGGCACAAACTGATGCTTCTAAATCACAAGAAACAATTATTCATATTCTTGAAATACTTACTGACAATTTTACTACTCTTTCTAAAGATCCAACTGTTTTAAGAAATTTAGAACTTTGTGATACTATTCTTAGAGTTTTAGCTGTTACCGCTCAAAAAAATCCAATGGGATATATGGATACTCTTGCCGCAATTTACAAATCTATGCCTACATTTAGATATGCTTGTGGGGAACAAAAAGTTATTGAAATGTCTTTATTATGGCTTGAAAAAGATTCAGCAACTGGTGCTGTTAAAAATACAGTAACTTACAGTCAACAAGACTATGATTTAATATTAAAAAAATTAGGAACTTTTGATAAATTATATATTATTTTACCAACTCTAGTTAATGATCGTAGAATGAAAAACCTTTTATATGGAAAAGACTCTAAGGATAATGGTAAACTTGTTAATTGGATGAAATATGTTAGACAATTCTTGAAAACCAGAAAATGGGATACTAAAGATGGAAAAGAAAAGGGGAAATATTGGAAAGCATTCATAGATTCTTACTACAATTTAGTTAAATTTACATTCCCTGATTTATTTGGAACACAAGATGCTTCTGTTGAAAATGTTAAAAATACTGGATTTTTCAATATTTTAAATGTATTTTCTGGCAAAAAAAAAGGGGATTTTAACAAAATACGTAACAATTTATACGCAGAAACAATCAATTGGTTAGCAATTGTTAGACCACATGAATATATTAGATTATTAAAAGCATCCATTGATGCATTCCCAGATATAGTAACACACAGAAGTTTCCCAAGAGCATCTGAATTAGATGCCCAAATTCTTGGTATTTTTGCTGTTTATATTGATAAAGAAACTGGAGAACCAAAAAAAAGAGGTGAAAATGATTTTGAACAAATGAAAAAAACATTTGATAATTTTGGATACTTATTACGAGATCATAGAAAAGAAGGAAATTTAATTGATAAAATTTACACTGATATTGGTTTCAACAGAAAATTTTATAGAAATTTAAAAAAAGTTGTTGAAGTATATGAAGAAGAAGCAGTTAAATTTGGATTTACTTTAGCACAAGGTGAAGCTAATTGGGATTCTATTAATGCTGACTTTTATGATAAATTATTTTATTCAGTAATCAATATTGATGGTATTGTATTAGAAGATGGTATCTATGAACTTGAAGATTTCGTAACACATAGATTAGAAATTGATAGCGTAGAACAATTTTTACCAAAAAAAATAACTGGTAAATATCCTATGGAAGATGATCAACTCATCAAATATATTAATGACGAAAAAGTTGGTAAAACATCTATTATTAGAAAAGAATCAGCAAAAGATCCATTTCAAAAGGTTTTATTATCATTAAAAAAAGAATTCTCTAATGTTAATCCTAAAAAATATAAAAATTTACTAATTAATGGTGAAATTATTAATCCAAGTAGTTCTTTAGCATGGTATATGAATACTGAATTTTATACTAAAAAAATTGAGAAACAAGATCCACTCGAGCAAATTAAAACAGATATTGAAGGCACTGATACAGATGAATTAGAAAAAAAAGATAGAGTTGAAGTTAGAGATTTATCATCTGATATCCAACAAACTGAAATTTCACAAATTGTTGATGATAATCTACCAGAAGTTTCTAGTCTCAGTAATGAAATTACTAACTTATTAAAAATTATTGAAGAACAAGGAAATCATTTAAATCAAACAGATACCCTTATCGATCAACTTATCCTAGATGAAAGTACATTATTGGATAATGTAAGTACTAAAATTGATGATGTTAATAGAATGATTCAAGCAAATGACTTAGACGTTTATGCTAAAAAAAATAAACCAAAAACAGTTACAACTACAAAAACTACCCAGAAAACTGAAACAACTGAAGTACAAGATGGTGGAAATATAAAAAAATACTATGTGGGTAAATACACTACCGGAAATAAACAAGATAAAAATTTATATAAACTTGTCGGAAAACCAATTTACTATTATATTAATAATTTCAATAAGAAAAAGAGAGTTGATATTAATTCATCTAGAATCACTATGTAAGTAATCTATTTTTACACCGATGAAGATTTAAAACGCCGTTATTAACGACAAAAAAAAATCTTTAAAGTTTATCCTTTTCTGGATTATGTAAATTGTGGTTGTGCGGGTTCTCTTTCCTTTATAGAAGAAGAATGACATTGTAATTTGCCTACCGAAGTAGTACCGCTGATAACTTTTAAACGACTTAAATATGTCGGTCGTTCGTTTTGATGAATAGCATTGTATGCTATTTTGTAGATATTCCTTGAAGAATTCTCATCTCTGTTCCACAACGCCGAACATGTTTTACACATGAGGACACCATGAGAGAGTATTGAATTATTTTTCATTGGTTTAGGATTTCTACATTTTCTAAATTTAGAACATTCGCCACCTTCGCAATTGGAGCATCTACAACTTGTTCTAAACTCATCTACTAAATATACTTTATAACCATTTCTACGAAAAAGAGTTCTAAACCCTTTCCCCTTAATTGGTTCTTTGAATTTTCGATGTTTTCTCTGCTCAAAATCACCTATACAAATAATAGAATCTGTTGGTTTTCCAAATATTTTAGAAAATCTATTCATCATTCTTTGTTCGCTTCGTAATCTATTCCAATAACCATTTAGTTTTAATTTTCTAAATAGTTGTTTTTCATAAAACCGAAATAATTTAGAATTCACTTCGTTTTTCTTTTTGAGATATTTTTTATATTCTTCAATATCAAGTGTTTTTCTGTTATAAAATGATGTTTCGGTTTCTAATTCTATAATAGTTTTTCCATCTATTTTTTCTTCCTTGTATTCTAAAATGATATTTTGATATTTTTTTTGCTTTGTTTCTTTTCGTCTTTGATTTTGAGTATAACGAAAATGGTTTCGTTCTCTTGTATCATCATCAACACAATAAACCAAATCAGACATATTTGGGTCAATTGCTATAATATTTTTATCTTGTAAATTAGAGTAATCTTTTACTTCATCTATGTATTGTTCTTGGTTAGGTATTTTATTTGTTCGTATTCTTTTACCTACTTTATCTTTTCGTAATAACAAAATAGAACAACTTACTCCATCTGTTTCTATCATATGATGAAATGAATACCATTTTTTACTAAAACATTGTCTTTCTGTCCTAAAAAAGAAATTCCAAATTTTATCTTCAAATCGTTTTAGGTTGCCCTTGAATAGATAATCACTTTTTTTTCCTTGTTTTTTAGTCATTAAAAGATGTACCAGAGTTGTTGTATCCAGTCGTATATGTTTTGGTATAATATCATTTCTTAAAGGAAATACATTATTAATAGAACACTCATTTTTTTCTACTTCTTTCATCATAAAAATCATACAAGTAAAATAATCTTGTGGATTACATTGTAAATCATAATATAAATTTTTTTTTCTAAATTTATCTTTATCTGGAACAACTAATTTATGTTGTTCTTTAATCCATTGGTGATAAAACGAATTTGACTTATAATTGGTATTTTCTATATTCAATATGTCATTCTTTATTTTTCTTAGTTGTGTATTTAACTTTCTAACCGCAGTATCTTTATCTTTTTTTGTCTTTTTAACTTTTCTGATTTGATTTGTTAAAAATTTTCGTTTCCATATAACATTTACATATCGTTCAACATATTCTATGTAATGCTGTTTAATGTTATTTTCATACATCGTTAAAATATCAATGGTTAGATAATCTAAAATTGTATTCATGTGTGTATAATCTAATTTTTCATTTTGACACAAAGATTTATAATGTAAATTGTAAAAAGTGGTTAGTTTTTCCTTTAACTCTTTAATTTCTTTTTTAGGTGGTCTTCCAGTTGTCTTTTCCTTACAAATAATTTTCATACACGAATTTATAAATTCTTTATCTATTTTTGGTAAATTACTATTTTTATCGTAATAATCCAATAAGTAAAGTTTCATAAATTGTAAAGTATGAATAACTATTTTATGTGCCTTGATTGCTGTTTTGTTTATCTTTGGTTGATTAATTTCGTAGTGTTTAAGAGCATGTTTTAGTGATACTTTAACACATTTAAAAAACTCGTCTGGTGGTTTTTCCTTAACTTCCATTCCTATACTATTACTAAATAACTGAAATCAATTTTATTTTTTATTTATTTATTCAATAAATCTATGTAAAAATTATATTATAATAAAATAAAAATTGTATTAATTTTTAAATCTTCACTTTTATATTTAGGCATTTATTATATAATAATAATTATGATATAATAAAAACTGGCGTTTTAAATCTTCAAGGGTGTAAAAATGGTAATAATTTATCATAAATTTTTTCATTACTCATTTCATTTTTTTGAAAAATTAACATAGTATTATTTATTATTATATAATAACTTTAATATATTTATACTACTACAAATTTAATTTTATCTTTAGTATTCATAAATTAAAATCAAAAATAATATTATTCTTGAGTTCCATAATAGCGATCTCCATAATCACCTAACCCTGGTGTAAGATATTTTTTATGATCTAACTTTGGATCCACTGCTGTTGTAATAATTTTGATATTAGGATATTTCGTTAATATATTTTCTAATCCTTCAGTACAACAAACTATATTTGCAAATATAATTTGTTCTTGTAGAATACCACTTTCTAAAAGAACAGAAATAGCTTTTTTTGCACTTCCACCTGTTCCGATCATTGGATCTACTAATATAATTGTGCTAGTACTACTAATATTTTTAGGTAGTTTTTTATAATATAATATTGCATCTTTATTTTTAGAATTTTCATCTCTTTGTATCAAAATTTTTCCAATTTTTATACCTGGTTGAATACATCTAAATGCTTCTAAAAGAGCATCTCCTGCACGTATTATTGAGACTACACATATATCAATATCATATTTATCAACCAATCCATCACATTTTCCACAAGGTGTTTCAATCAATTCTATTCCAATATTTGGCAATCTACAAAAAACTTCTTCAGCTAACATTCTCATTAATCGATCTCCATATATCATAAAATCTTTATTATTTGTATTTTTATTTCTTAATTTATTAAGAAGATATGATATTGGTCGTGATTTTAAAATAGTAACGTTATCATTCATCTGATTGTATAACAATATTTAATTAATAATTCTTATATTATTACCCGATTGATTTTAATTCAGTAATTAATGTATAAGGACTGGATTTAATTAAAACTAAATAAATTTCTAATTTTTAAGTGTAAATATCTTCTCAAAGATATCTCCGAAGGCTGCTTCAATCATCATATTAACAATATCAGCATTACGATATTCAGTATATCGAGCAATTTCAATTGCCATTTCTGTTTTCCATTTATAAAGAAGGCTATTGATACTTTCATCATCGCTATTTTTTTCAGTTCTAATTGTATCAAAAATTTTAGCTAATGAAGGTATTGATAGAAGTTTTTCAACCACTTTATATTTTTTATGATTAAGAAACAATATGACAATATTGTTATTATCTTCATCATTATCTACAATTTTATGAAGTTTGATTCCAAATTCATCATATAATTGTAAAATATTGATTATTTTATCTTCTGTAAGACAATCAAAATGATCGAATATGCTCATGACTAAATCATTAAGTTTTGCCGATTTTTCATTTAAAAAATAAATGGGTATATGATCATCTATACTCATATAATAATCACATAAATTGCAATTACCTTGTGTAATATCATATTCATTATAATTTCAACTTATAGTATTATATGTATATGACAGTTATATTATATTATTATTATTTATAA